TGGCTCTACGTGATTATTTGCCTTGGAATAGGCGTAAATTTGCGTCGGTGGGGTCAAACCCGCCATTTGCAGAAAATGAACCCCGAGACTTCGGTGCTGGCGTTATTAAACGCATCCAGCTCCAAAAGAATAACGGAATGTTCGGTTCTGCATACGAAAAGCAAATAGGAGATGCAAGAACGTACATGAATGTGTACCTAGCTGACCCTATTGTTAAGACGCTTATTGATTTACCGTGTTTATATGCGGCCAAGGATGGTTACGATATAGTAACAGATAATGACGAAGAACGCCAAGCTATCACTAAATTGTTTGATGAAATAAATATTGACCAATTATTATATGGTTGGTTAAGAAACGGACGTATTTTTGGTACATCATATTTAGAATATACAGGAGATAACTTAGTTTTAAGGTCTTCTCTCAATATGCACGTACAAAGAGCAGAAAGTGGTCAAATAATGTATTATTATCAAGATTTGGGTGATGACCAAAATTCAGTGAGGTTTGAAGAAAATGAGATTATCGAATTTAAAAATAACACCTTCGATGATTTCGCTTATGGTCTTAGTGACATCCATCCAATTCTTTATTTGGTTGACCTTAAAGATTACGCAGAACGGGATATTGGTACTGCTCTCAACAAATACGCTAATAGTAGGTTTGATATTAGCTGCGGACTTCCCGATATGCCTTATAATGCTGACAAAATTAATGAAGTGGTGGACGCCTTCAACGGATTAGAACCCGGAGAAGATATTATACATGGAAATGATATTACAGTTAAAGAATTACAAGGTACACAACGAGCTTTTGAATATGGTAAGTACACAGACGATATATTAAAAAAGATACATATAGCTTTAAAGGTACCAATTACAATGTGGGAAAAACCAGAACAAGCAAGACCTATATTTGAACCTTATGTTAAACATTTACAGGCCGCAGTCGAATCTGCAATTAATTCTCAATTAATGCCACAATTAGAAAGTGGTCAAGCTAGATTTAAATTTAGGCAAATTAATGTTGATGACGCTTTTGTTAAAGCAAAAACTGATATGGTTTACTTATCTGAAGGTGTATTATCGCCGGGAGAAGTAAGAATGGAACGTGGATTGAATCCAGATGGAATATCTGAAATGCAAGATACCGCAGAGAATGCAAATTTGTCTGGAGGAAAAGACCAAGATAAAACAGAAGAGTCCGCAAGGACAGAAAATAGAGATGGTAACAAACCATCTGCAAATACAACGGGGGATAGAGAGAATGAGTAAAGAATATGCGTATGAGCATTGCTTACTAGAAACAGCGCCACGATTAAAAAAGCGTGGCCACGAGAACTACCAAGAACTTGCATCTAATTTATGTAGAATGCGAGTTGACACAATGCCAGATGAAGAAGCTGGCCGACAATTTGCAAGTAACGTAAATGGTAACGTAGATGGAACCAAACGTACATTTGCAATGGAAGTGTTTGGAGACGTAGCTCTTGTTGACGATTATCATGAATTTCCGGTCATTGCAATAACATCAGGCCCCCACGATGAAGAAGGTGACCAAAAGGTTTATATAGAACCGACTATTCTAAAAGATAATATAGAAGCTTTTAACGAGCTTCCGGTTTACTTTAACCATCAACGTACCCCCGACGATTTGTTGGGCATGGCTATCAACCCGGAATACGTAGAATTAGAAGATGGTTTACAAGCTGTGAAGCTTATGGCACGTATCCACAAGGATGCGCAAAAAGCAAATGAAGTGTTAGAGAAGATAGAAAATGGCGATATGACTCATGTCAGTATTGATTGGCTTTCCAAGGATGTTGACGTCTTAGGAGAACCATTTGCAACAGACATTCGTCCTGTCGAGGTGAGTTTCATTGATAATGAGACTCGTACTCCTGTGTGTGACGCATGTACAATAGAAACGAAATGTGAAAAGAATGAAGGAGAGTCTTGCGCCTGTGGCGGAGACGACAAACAAGCTTGTACCTGTGAACACGGGTCAACTAGCGAGGTAACTATGACAGAAGAAATAGTAGAAACAAAATCAGAGAGCAATCCAATTGTAGAGCGTGAATTCGCAGCTATGAAGGATAAGCTCGCAGAGATGGAATCTGTCCACAAGGAGTTAACTTCAACGCATGAAGAAGCTTTAGCCACCATCGCCAAGTTCGAGGAAGCAGAAGAAGCTAGAAAAGTGGAGCTTGCAAAAGCACGCGTTTCTGGATTCGTTGATGCAATTATCAATAAAGAAGCATTACTCGGCAAGGTAGATGACGAGACTAAAGAAGAGCGTATGAAAGAACTTAACGCTTGGGATGAGATTAAGCTAGAAGGATTCAGCATAGCTATGGAATCAATACCAGTTCCTGAAGAGACCGAAAGGACCTTCGGAAAAGGTAAATCCGTAGAAGCTGAAGCAAAACCAGAAGAAATAGATGCTCCAGAAACATCACGAATGTTCGCGATGAAAGATGGAAGAATTGTTTTCAATGGTGTAGAAGAAGAAAATAAGGAAGAATAAATATGGCAGAAACAAAAACGGTATTAATTAATGATGGTGGAGCACCAGCTCGTATCATTAATTTTACGGCAGCAGCAGCTATTTCCGCTGGAGAGGTATTAGATATCGACTCCAACGCAAAAGTAGCATTAGCAACTGACGGTACTTTACCAATTGCCGGTGTCGCTCTAGTAGACGCAGCATCAGGAGATTTATGTTCAGTTATTACAGGAAGCGGTTATATAGCTCACGTTATATGCGAAACTGTATCAGCAGGAGATAATTTAATGGTAGATACTTCAGGAACAGCAGGAGCTTTGGATACAGCCGGAAGCAACGACACAGACCGTGTTGTAGCTATGGCTTTGGAAGCTCAAGCAGCAAGTGGAGGAACCTTAACCAAGTGTTTGGTTCTCTAAGGAGTTAGATAAATATGGTAACAGCACAAAAAGGTCTAGCAACTTCAGCACTTTCAGCTGTAGCAAATCGCGTATTAGTCGATTACAAAGATGCTTTACAAGACTACAAAGTCACAAGCATGCCTGTACTCGAAATGTTCGCAGAACGCTTTACAACTGAAACTGGTGGAGATGTAGACATAAGCTTTTCTAAACCTAGCATGAAGCTAGAACAAATAGAAGAAGGCGCAACTCCCGCATACCAACACACTGACCTACGCAACGAGCGTATCAATGTTAAGGAATGGGGAATTGCAGTTGGTGTAACCCGCAGAATGCTCGAAGATTCACGTTTCTCTGAAATGGAATTAGCTTTGAACGAAGCACGAAGAGCAGTCGAGAGGCACGTAACCGAACACGCTATTAAAGCACTTTTCGGTATTGCAGATGCAACCTTTATGACAGGTGTATCTGGAACAACTGACCTCGGGGCAACCACAACAGAAGCAGCAGTCACAACTTTCGCAACGAACCCACACGGTGGTTTCTTTGGTTCATTGGATGACAATGGGTCTGGCGGACTTGACACAGCAAACGACGTAAGAATTTCAGAATATGGTATATACAGTAAGGATGACCTTGCAGGATTAGGACCAATCTCTGAAGGTTCACACTACTTTGTATGTCAAGACGGTGACAGTGATGCAACTGGTGACATCGCATTAAACGATATAACAGCAGCAATGGAATTAATAGGCGCAAAAGGATTGAATGCAGATACAATCATGATTTCCCCAATGCACTACAAAACTCTATTGAACTTGGCTGACTTTACTACTCCTTTCGCAGGTGCCGCTGGAACAGCAGGTATCGTACAGAAAGGTGGTATAGATTATGTTAATGATGTATCCAAGTCTGGTGTTGTAGGACAACTTTACGGATTAAATGTCGTAATGAACGCCTTCATCCCAAAGAACAGATTTGGTGTCTTTGACATGTCTGTCAAGCCAATGGCTTACGTCGAAAGACGTAATCTAACTGTTGAAGAAGCAAACCCCGGATTCGGAATAACTGGTTCTTACATGTCCATGAGATATGGATTGAAAGTTATCAGACCTGAAGCTGGTGTAATCGTTATTGGCGATTAAAGCTAACCTTCTAAGTTAATAGATAAGATATAGTCGCTTGGCTAGTGCGGCAAACAAAACTAGCCACCAACCCCACAAAGAGAGATTATAATGAAAAAAATACCTAAGAACATCAAAAAGAACGTAGCACCACTGGGTGGTATAGGTGCCGAGCGCACTACGGCCAGAACGCATGCTCTTGTTTTAGATGATAGGTTACTCTCAAAACAATATATTACAAGTAGAGTTAATTCAAAAGTAGATGATACTGCTTTTGGTTCTTCTTGGTCAACGGATTCTACAACAGCTCCAAGTAAGGCTGCTTTACACGCTAAATTCAATGCACTTAGCGTTAACACCTCTGCTTGGACACAAGAAGATTCAGATTTATCAACATCTAAAACTAAAACTTATGATAGTGGTAATGTAGGTATAGGTTCAACCTTAGCTTATAGTGCCATTGATGAGAAGTTAGTAGTAGATGGAAATATAAAATCAGTTGGAAATATAATATCAGGAGATAATATTACTTTAAAATCTGATTCATCAGTTTTAGGGTTTGGTGCTGACACTGATGTAACCCTAACACATCAAGCCGATACAGGTTTGATATTAGATAGTTCTAAAAAATTATTTTTCGGAGACACGAGTGCATTTATTCATGCTCCAGATTCAGAAGAACTAATTATGCAAGTTAAAAATTCTTCTAGTCAACTAGAATTAAAAGAAAGTAGACTACAAATAACAAATCCTTTGACTGATTTAACAGGTAATTTAACAGTAGGAGGTAATGCCACAATAACAGGTAATACTACAATTACAGGAAACCTTACAGTTAATGGTACAGCAACATCTATAGCAACTACTAATGTAACTACTGGTGATAATATAATAACACTTAATAATGATGTTA